AAAGATTCATTGACACAGGATCTTACATTTTTAATGGACTCGTTAGTGGGTCTATCTTTGGCGGTGTTAGCAGTAATCGTATTACTGCCATTGCTGGTGAGTCGAGCACTGGTAAAACTTATTTTTCGCTTGCTGTTGTCAAAAACTTTTTGGATACTCATCCTGATGGGTACTGCCTCTACTTTGATACTGAAGCCGCAGTTAATAAAGGATTATTGGAATCTCGTGGAGTTGATACATCACGATTGGTTGTTGTCAATGTTGTAACAATTGAAGAGTTTCGTGGTAAAGCACTGAAGGCAGTTGATATATATTTAAAATCAGATGAAGAGAATCGCAAACCTTGTATGTTTGTACTTGATTCTTTAGGTATGCTTTCCACTGAGAAAGAAATAAATGATGCATTAAATGACAAACAGGTTCGTGATATGACTAAATCACAACTTGTAAAAGGTGCATTTCGTATGCTTACCCTCAAGTTAGGTCAGGCAAATATTCCACTTATAGTTACAAATCACACTTATGATGTCATCGGAGCTTATGTACCAACTAAAGAGATGGGAGGAGGTAGTGGACTCAAGTATGCAGCGTCTACAATCATTTATCTCAGCAAGAAAAAAGAGAAAGATGGCAAAGAAGTCATCGGAAATATTATCAAAGCAAAGACTCATAAATCACGTTTGAGTAAAGAAAACAAAACTGTTGAGATTCGTTTGTATTATGATGAACGAGGTCTTGACAAATATTATGGTCTTCTTGAATTGGGAGAGATTGGTGGTCTATGGAAGAATGTAGCTGGTAGATATGAAATGAATGGTAAGAAAGTTTATGCTAAAGAAATATATAAAAATCCTGACAAGTATTTTACAGATGATATAATGCAGAAGTTAAACGATATTGCTGTTGAAGAATATAGTTATGGAGCAAATTAAACCACCTCAATTTATTAGACTTTATAAAAATGTTCTTCCCCCAGAATTATGTTCTCATATAATTAACACATATGAGAAGTTATGGAGGGAACAGAAAGAGCAAATAAAAAAAATGAGTCTCTGTTATAACGAACAGGGAAAAAAACTTTGTGGTGCTTGTGATTGCCAAAGACTTGATATGATGCAACATCATGAATTTAAAGAATCTTTCAGTCACGTTGTCAATATATTTCAACATTTAATTTCACATTACAAGAGAGAAGTTATTATTCATGATTGTCAATGGCCAAAAAGATATAGATATGAAAATTTTAGAGTGAAAAGATATTTGGTAGATGGAGATCAACAACACGATACTCATGTTGATGTTACCAATGCCGATAATGCAAAAAGATTTTTAGCTTTTGTATGTTATTTAAATGATGATTTTGATGGAGGTGAAACTATTTTTCCGCAATATGACTATCAAAGTATAGTATCTACTGGATCAGTTCTTTTATTTCCTGTTTCGTGGAATTATGTTCATAGAGGAAAACCACTTACAGACGGATACGCAAAGTATATTTTAGGATCTTTTCTTCAATATGAACAAAGACAAGTGATGGATCGAATTGGGGATAAGACAATGGGACTTGACAATACAAACATCTAACAATATAATAATCCTATGGAACGAATTGAAACAACGGTTCTAAAAAACTTAATATTCAACGAAGAATACTTTAGAAAAGTGTTGCCATTTATCAAAGGTGAATACTTTGAAAGTTTTCACGAGAAGGTTGCATTCGAAGAGATTGCTAAGTTTATTGTTCAATATGGTAATCCACCATCTAAAGAAGCAATCATTATAGAAGCAGAAAAAAGAACTGATATAAGTGATGAAGGATTTAAAGATATAAGTACATTAGTAACAGAACTAAATGAAGAGAAGAGTGATCTTCAATGGTTATATGATACAACAGAAAAATGGTGTCGAGATCGTGCAATCTATCTCGCACTAGTTGAATCAATCAGTATTGCTGATGCTAAAACAGAACAGAAAAAAACTAGAGATGCTATTCCATCTATATTATCAGATGCACTAGCAGTTAGTTTTGATAATAATGTTGGACACGATTATTTACAAGACTATGAAGAGCGATTTAAATTCTATCACCAAAAGGAAGCTCGAATTCAATTCGACCTCGATTATTTCAATAAGATTACGAAGGGTGGCCTTCCTAATAAAACACTCAATATTGCTCTTGCTGGCACTGGTGTTGGTAAATCTTTGTTTATGTGTCATGTCGCAAGCAGTGTGTTACTCCAAGGGAAGAACGTTTTATACATCACGCTTGAGATGGCTGAGGAAAAGATTGCAGAGAGAATTGATGCTAATCTTTTAAATGTTCCAATACAACAATTAGTAGATTTACCTGAGATAATGTTTGAAAATAAGGTAACTTCAATTGCAAAGAAAACCCAAGGAACATTAATTATCAAAGAATATCCAACTGCATCTGCACACTCAGGACATTTCAAAGCATTACTCAATGAATTATCCTTGAAAAAATCATTTAAACCTGATATAATATTCATAGACTACTTAAATATATGTGCGTCAAGTCGTTATCGTGCCAATGCCAGTGTTAGTTCTTACTCGTATGTTAAAGCGATTGCGGAAGAACTTCGTGGTCTCGCAGTCGAAGCGAACGTCCCGATTGTATCTGCAACTCAAACTACTCGTAGTGGTTACGGTAGTAGTGATGTTGATCTTACCGATACCTCTGAATCATTTGGCCTTCCTGCAACTGCTGATCTTATGTTTGCTCTTATCTCTACTGAAGAACTAGAAGAACTGGGACAAATAATGGTCAAGCAATTAAAGAATAGATATCATGATCCAACACTAAACAAAAGATTTGTAATTGGTGTGGATCGTGCGAAGATGAAACTATATGATTGTGAACAACAAGAACAGAATGATATTATTGACAGTGGGCAAGAAGTAGAGTATAATTCTGATAAAAGCAAAATGCTTAGTAAATTTGAAGCACTAAAATTCTAATGACAAAACAAGTTGACTTTTCTAGATACGCTGATTTCGTGGATGGTGTCACATCCAATCCCAGTAAGGATTATAAATCTTTCCTTGATGCTATTAAATATCTTGATGGAGAAGGTTCCAATATTCACAGGCTT